CCGGCCTTCGATTCATGGTTTGACAGGAAGGCGCGGGCGGCGTTGGCAGGATGATGGGAAACTTGTAGTTCTCCCCGTAGTCGGCATACGGCTGTTCTGGATAGCAGATTGGAAACTCTAAATCTTCGCAAGTCGATCTCGCGGAACAGAATGTCGTCTGAAACCACCATTGCCAGCATGTGTCGGCGTCGGGACGATACCAAATTTCCATGTCCACGGTTCCAGATATACGATCTACCCACAATTCACCTCCATCGAGCTTCTTCATTTCCATTTCTTTGGACCACTGAAAGGCAGGAGTCTCGAACTGCATCTGAACACGATTGTCTCCATTGTCGTGCTTGGTGCTCGCATCCAATTCCCAAACTTGAATTGAACCGTCATTCTGATTCCGCGCCACCGCAAACGCCCGTGGCCGCCCGCCGAAGTCGCCCTCGAAAAGCTGCAGGATGTCCAGGCCTTGCCAAACGCCTTCCCATGCAGGCGGCAACTTCGAGTCGAACGATGAAACCGTGTCGAAATCGAGCACGGCAATGCCCTTGAAGGCCGGTCCAACGTCGCTCATGTAGGGCAGCGCGGTTTGCAGCATCCGGTTGTCGAAGTAGATTCCAGACGCAAACGCCATCATGGACCTGTCATTGAAGTTCAGCAGCCGGTTGATGTTGGTCGAAATCGGCAGGTTGCCCCACTCCTTGAAATTCCGAATCGCCACGAACAAGGACCGGATGCCGTCCCAACTTTGGTAGTAGAGGTCGCCGTTGACGTTCACCACGCAGCGATCCCCGTATGCACCGTTTCGCTTCTGAGCGACTTTCTGAAGGGGCTCGGTAGAAGTGATCCATTCCGACCGTTTGATGGGTACCGTCAATGCGTAGATTGCCTTCCGCGTGAAAGCGAACAACTGCCCCTCGCCCAGCGCCGTGTCCAGATTCGAGCTGTGATGCAAGGCCCGGATCAGCCCGTCCGAGGTGGGGACCATGAACCCGTCCCCGGCCAGTGCGAGGGGATTCTCGGTGACCTTCAGGATCGAGTCGCGCAACCGATACGCCGTGGTGCCCGAAGGCCCGAGCACGATGTCTCCAGCCGTGTACTGCCGGTCCTGCGCATACCACAGCCTCCCCATGTAATAGTCCATGCACGTCGCCGGGGGCAGCTCGGCCAGGGTGATCAGGTTGGATGGAGCGTTCACCACGGCGGCGGGCACGTCCGAGAGGTTGATCAGGTAAACGTCGTTGGCGGCTGGGGCTGCCGGGTTGGGCGGCGTTGGCGAAATCGCGTCAATCGTGTAGGCGTAGCCCCCGATCACAACTGCCTGAGGGAACGGTCCTGCGGGCTGGGGCGTCACGAGGGCGCCCGGCAACGCAACGGAATTGCCCATTGCTGGAGTGATGAAGTCCACGAGAGTCGTGCAAATCAGGGTCCCAACACCATCGAAAATCTGTGTGCCAGCCGGGTAAACCGCCCCGGTGACCGGATCATTCACGTTGGTCAGGGTGATGAAGTTTAGGTGGCTGACCTGCAAGTAGTTGGCACCGTTAATCGTTAAATGCTGGTTGACCAAGCCCGCATACGGCCCAGCCAACGTCACCGTCACATACCCCCCAACGGCAGGCACCACGAAGTTGACGGCGGTGACTCCGACTACTGCACCTGGGCCAGTCGAGCGGCGGAGTGCAGTGCCGTCCCAAAACAGCGGGAACGTGGCACCATCACCGGCCTGTTTCACCATAAACTCCTCTCCCTGAGTGAAATAGGCGTGCTGAACCCCAGCAGGATCGTTGAGCCCGAGGGCCGTCGAGACGTCCACCACCGCATTGTTGGTGTCCACCCGGACCTGGAACATGACCCCGCCGATGGACAGCATCAGATACGGGTTGCCAGACTGAAGCGAGTTGTCGTAAAGCCAGCCCCCCTGATACAGCGCCGCGCCCGGGTGAACCGTGCAGAGCGGTTGCCAGCCTGTGCGTTGAAGAATACCTCCACCCCGAACCGTCCCGTTGGTCAGCCAAGCCAGTTGGTCGCGCCGGAGCCCGTGAGGAATGAGCTCGGAAGCAATCGTCGGCGACTTGCCGGAATCAATGCCGCCAGTCCATGTCCACGATCCATCCGTAATACGTACGTTCGATGCCATAACTGTTTGAGTGGTGGCGCTCGACGACCAGCGTGTTACGTCCTACGCTCCGAATCCTAATGGCAGAAGGAAAGATCAGCAAGTACAATGCGCGTTGGCCCGCCGACACATCCGACCTTGCAATCGAAATGGCCTGCATCCGGCGTGGAGGTCAGTGGAGAATTGAAGATCGCGTTTGCGGCGAGGGCCTGGCGTTTCACTTCAGCGCAATGCGCAAATTGCTTTGGCCGCACCTCGACGATCACCGCTGGAATCAACTTTGCCTGAAAGAAGTCCTGGAGGGCAAAATTTTGGTTATCATGGGACCTGGATCATCCGGAAAAACGCACTTCGCTGCGTGGTACAGCCTGTGCGACTACTACGTTCACCCGGATGACACTTGCGTTCTGATTTCATCGACCGACATTCGCGGGCTGGAGCTTCGTGTCTGGGGTGAAATCAAAACGCTGCACAGCCTGGCGCAAGAACGCTACGACCTTCCGGGAAACATAATCGAATCCAAACACGCCATCAGTACAGACGAAATCGACGAGGAAGAAATCCGGGACCTGCGCAAAGGCATCATCGGCATCCCCTGCATTCAGAACGGGAAGTTCGTCGGTTTGGGAAAGTTTTGCGGCATCAAGCAAAAGCGAATGCGTCTGGTGGCGGACGAGGCGAGCTTGATGTCGGCAAACTTTCTGAACGCCTTCGCGAACCTCGACAAGAACGTCGATTTCCGTGCTTTGGTTCTGGGCAATCCAAACGACGTGATGGATCCCCTGGGCAAAGCTGCGGAACCCAAAGACGGCTGGGGATCCCACATGGAACCCGAGAAAACATCCGTCTGGGACACCCGGTTCATGAAGGGTCGCGCTGTCAATCTCATCGGCACCGACTCACCAAACTTCGATGATCCCGAGGGCTCGCCTGTCCGCTACCCCTACCTGATTTCCCGCGAGAAGATTGCCAACACGCTCTCGTTCTTCAGCAAGGATTCATCCGAGTATTACAGCCAGTGCATCGGCTCAATGAAGATCGGCCAGATGCTGAAGCGCGTCCTGACCCGTGACCTGTGCAAGAAGTTTTTGGCCTTCTCAAAGGATGTGATTTGGGATGGACCGACGACCAAGATTGGCGGCTTGGACTCGGCTTATGGAGGTGACCGCTGCATCACGGGACACGTCGAGTTCGGGAAAACTTTGGACGGGGTCATCCGGATAATGATGCACCCCCCAGTGATTGTTCCGATCCGAGTTGGCACCGGCCAGGAGCCCGAGGACCAGATTTCAGTCTTCGTCAAAGACTACTGCAAACGGATGAACGTCCCGCCGGAGAACTTTTTCCACGACTCGACCGGACGCGGCAGCCTGGGCACATCACTGGCTCGAATTTGGTCTGCTCAATGCAACCCGGTGGAGTTTGGAGGATCACCAACGATTCGCCCGGTATCGTTGGATCTCTACATTTGGGACGAAAAAGAGCGGAAGCGGCGCTTGAAGCGGTGCGATGAACACTACTCGAAATTCGTGACCGAGCTTTGGTACACCATCAGATATGCGGTTGAGGCTGGGCAGGTGCGAGGGATGCCGGAAGAGGTTCTCGATGAATTGTGCCAACGTGAATGGCGCAAGACCAAGGGGGATCGAATCGAGGTCGAAACGAAGGTGGAAATGAAAGAAAGAACCGGGCGTTCGCCAGATTGTTTTGTTTCCGGGACTTCGATTTCGACCATGAAGGGTGAAAGGCCGATTGAAACATTACAGTTAGGAGATGAGATTTTGACTCCCTTTGGACCCTCTCCAATTGTTGCAATTCATCAATCAAATTGCGATGAATTGACTGAGGTTAAATTTTCCAATGGCGAAAGACTCAGAGGAAAAGGAACGCATAAGGTGTTCACGTGGGATTCAGGTTGGATAGAATTGAGAAATCTATCAATAGACAACGAGACTGAATCAGTCAAGAGTCTTCCTGTATGGAACATCCTAAATGCGTTTTTTACAAAAACAGGAAATACTGGATTCAAAGCAATGGTCGATACTATGCAGATGGAGCGCACGGGAAAATTAAACGTGAGCGACTTTTACACCGAGTTGTCTGGATTGACCACTTTGGATGTATTCCTGAAGGCATGTGCGTCCATCATTTGGATGGTGATTGGACGAACAACAAAATATCCAATTTGGAACTTCAATCAATTCAGGAACACGCTGCCAATCATTGCAGAGACAATTGGACTAAACCTGAAACCAAACGAAAAATGCTCGCCGGATTGGCTAAGGCAATCCTCAATGCTCCGGCGTGGCATCATTCGGAAGCTGGAAAACATTTCCATTCTGAAAACTGCAAAAATCAATGGAAGTATCACCGGCATAAAAGCGAAGCAAAATGCAGTGAATGCGGTAAATTATTTTTCAAGCATTTCACCGGAAGAGGACGGCATTTCTGTTCCCTTCCATGTGCCCAAAAACATAGAAGAAAAAGAAATTTCAATGATCCAAGGACATGCGTTATTTGCAACTCTGTTTTCCTGGCTTACAAATATGGCAAAGCGAAAACCTGTTCCGATCACTGCACAACAATTCTTTCATACAGAAACAGAAAGCCTATATAATTTGACCTTGGCAGAACACAACGTTTATTACGCCAATGGCATCCTTGTTCAAAATTGCGCAGACTGGGCATCAGTCTGCTTCGAGGGGGCCCGGCGCCGGGGCTTTCAGGTCAGCCGACTGGCGAGTGCTGAAGCGGTCCAGGAGTCACGGGAATGGCTGCGGGACTTGGCAGACGAAGCAAACACCCACCGAGGACACGAGCTGGTTTATCGGTGAAATTACGGCTTCGAAGCGACGTATTCCTCGTACGGCTTGGTTGCCAGCGAGAAGACCTTCTCCCACTGTTCCGGAGTTGGAGCCGTGGTCTGAAAGATTTCCACCAAAGCGCGGGCGAGGGCTGGGCCGTATTTGATGAGAGCGGCGGCGATGATTTCAGCGGGAGTCATAGTTTTCGTTTCTGGATGAGGTCAACCAAATCGTTTTTGCAGGCATCGAGCACATCCAACGCGGCATTCAGCGCGGTCTTGTCTTTGCTGACCTGGTACGCCGAGATCGCCACATGGGTAGTTTTCATCGCCTGCTGGTACTTCTCGTAGGCCGCCTTCACGGTTGCTTGATCCGCAGGAGTGGCCTTTCCCGCTCGAACGTAATCGCCCCAGCCGTTCATGGCCGCATCCACCACATGGGCAGTGGTGCC